ATGCCCTGGTAAGCTTCGTATACAACCTGGGAGCAGCTAATTTCAAGAGTTCGACACTGTTGCGCAAGTTGAACGCTGGAGACTACCAGGGGGCCGCAGAACAGTTCCTGGTATGGAATAAGGCACGAGTAAATGGTTCCTTGGTTGCACTGCCTGGCTTGACCAAGCGTCGCACAGCTGAACGTGAACTGTTTTTGAAGAACTGAGGATAAGCAATGGCATTCGATTATTTCTACGACGCGCCATAAATAGAAGGGGCATCAATGCCCCTTCTTTCATATGAATTATTTCAAAATCTACCAAAATCTAGTAATTAAAGCCCAATCTAGAAATAGTCTGTCGGGTTATGTAGAAATTCACCACATTATCCCAAGATCTATGGGTGGTTCCGATATTGATTCGAATTTGGTCAAAATGACTGCTAGGGAACATTTTGTCGCTCATTTATTACTCGCCAAAATGTATGGTGGCCCAATGCTAACAGCCCTTTGGTATATGACAAACAAATCCAAAGGCAGTCTTGGTAGTAGAACCTATTCTTGGTTGAAAGAAGAAAACGCGGAAAGAATGTCCATCATTCTTTCCGGAAAAACCAAAAGCCCTGAACACCTGGCGAAAATATCCGAGTCCCTAAAAGTAAGCGAGCGGGCCAGGGAACAACGTGAGGCTAATCATGAGGCGATGCGTGGTAAAAGCAATTCTCATAAGGGCCAGCAACAAAATCCCGAATGGATTGAAAAGCGAGTTTCAAAGTTAAAAGGCCAATCTAGATCCGATGAGACAAAGGAAAAAATGGGTGCTTGGATTAGAACCACAGAAACCAAAGACAAAATACGCAAATCTCGGATTGGTAAATCATCTGGAATGAAGGGAAAACGGCACGACTCTGAAACATTGCAGAAGATGAGTGATGCCGCAAAGGGAAAACCATGGAGTGAAGCTCGTAGAGCAGCTTACCTCAACAAAAGGAATGAAATAAAATGAGTGGATACGACTACTTCTACGATGGACAAGTGCGCCGATTTCTAACCCAAGTCGTTCGAGCATTCTCGGGCTTTCAATATGAGGTGGCTGGTAGAGATGGATCGGGGCCTGAGCTTAGGGTAGTGCCCTGCCGTATGGCGACACAGAACCGCCAGGTAGGGCACATTCTCAAGAACAATAGTGAGAACTCACTATTGAGTGTCCCTATGATTACTGTATTCATTCGAGAAGCCAACATCAATCGTGGTCGAACACAAGCTCCTGGCTTGACGTCATCCGTCCATGTAAATGAACGTGCCATTGATGAGGCTACGGGTGAATACACAAGCGAAAGCGGTCGCCGTTATACGGTTGAACGTATGATGCCACATCCCCTAGATGTAACCCTTCAGGTTGATGTCTGGACCAGCAATGAGCATCAGAAGCATCAACTGTTTGAGCAAATCTACATGGCATTCAACGTGGGATTTTCCATTCAGAACTCTGACAATCCCGTTGACTGGTCGGCTATGACTGACATGATGTTGGCTGATATGACGTGGTCCTCTAGAACTGTTCCTATTGGCACCAATGATGAAATTGACGTCATGACCTTTGTGTTTGAAATGCCAGTTTGGATTTCCCCACCAGCTAAGGTTCGTCAACAGCGCCTTATCCATCAAATCGTTACGAACATTGTGGATGGTGGTGCAGTGGACGAAGACCGGGATTATCCCGAAGGGCCACAACGTGGCAGACTGGCCGACGGACCATTGCTCACACGCAAGATCGTCACTCCCGACAACGCTCAAATCAGAATCTCTGGTGACAGCATCACTCTGCTGGGTTCTGATGGTTCCGAGTTCAAGCCTGATGGTTCCGTATATGTGTGGAAAGATCTGTTGGATCAATACGGCAATATGCAACCGGCGGTAAGTCAATTGAGGCTCAGAAATAACATTGAACAGGATTTGTCCCTGGATATCGTTGGTGAAATCCAGTATACGAATGCTCCTAATGTTCTATCTTGGCACATTGATCTGGATACCGTTCCATCAAATACCCTGCAACCAATCAAGGCTATTATTGATCCGTTGAAGAACCACCCAGGTAATCTGCCTGAAGCTCCCGCGGAAGGTCACCGGTATTTGATCATCAAGGACATGGGCGGCAGTGAAGCTTGGGGCATTCCTCCGGTTACGTTGACGCAGCCATCCAAACCAGCCCCCGCTTTTGCTAGAGCTGGTGATATCATTGAATACCGCAATGGTGCATGGATTGTTGCATTTGCTTCAAACGACACAACGGAGATTCAGTATGTTGTGAACATGAAGACTGGCAAGCAATTGAAATTCGATGGTGAATGGATCATGAGCATTGACGGTGAGTATATGCCTGGGGAGTGGAGACTTTCCCTATAATTCACTTGAGTTCCACCAAATGAAGTAGTACACTGATGGCTTGTAAACACTACAGGCCATCATCATGCGCGAAGAATTCGAAAGCGGCGAAGTCGACCCCAGCAAGCCTCGTGAACCCATGACCGACAAGGAGGTGGCTGACTTCGCAAAAGCCATCTATCGCAACGAAATCTTCACCAGCTGGATGATCCGCAAAGGTGATGAGGGTCTACTTCACATGATCTTCATGCCCCTCATCTTTCTGGATGAAGTCCAACAAAAAGAATTGGTTGCCGATAAGGTGGCTCACTTCTGGGCCAAGATGTCCGAGGCTGGTCCTCGTTCCGTAAATGGCTATCCAATCTTTATGAGCTTGGGTTCGCTCACGCAGTATGATTCTGAACGCATCATTGCCAAGTACAACGAAATTCGAGAACTGCTGGGAGACTGATATGGCGCAATTTACCAAAGAACAATGGCGAGCGCACAAAGGCTCCTTCCATTACATGCGTCATCGCACCGATAAGCTGGCCGATATTCACCTGGACATTATCAAGAAGTGGCTGAATCTCAACGTCCAGGGATGGTGGTATTTTGACAAAAGTGGCCTCGACTCTTACCTTTATGCTTTCGAGAACGAGGCAGAAACGGTAACTTTCAAAATCTGGTTATCTGACCGCCCGTTCGAACGGGACTTCGGTGAGATAAATGGAAAAACGGTATAAAATAAAAAGAACAGACACCAACCAATTTTGGACAGGCTACGGAAGCACTTTCTCTAAGTCGGGAACCTCCTGGAAATCCCAGGAGTCCGCAGCAAACGAACTAGCAAATCAGTTAAGGTGGCGGCACAAGTCGATCCTGGATTGGATCGAACTTGCTGAAGTCGTTGAATATGAAGTTGTCGAAAATGAAGTCGGCACAATCCCTGCACAAGAATCAGTAAAAAACAGGATATTCAACAAGAAGCAAGAGACCAAATACGGCAAGGCCTTCGTGGCAGAATATGCCAAGCTTGTGAAAGAAAAGGGTGTGGGTTTCTACAAATGCGCAATTCTGGTTGACTATCGGGGTTATGAGGAGTTCAGGACCAACCTGAAGAATCTGGGCCATAGCTCACGCTGCTACAAGAAAACAAGGAACTGGATTTGGGTTAATGACGATGATGTGATAGTCAAAGCCAAACTGCTGGGTGATTTCAAAGATTCGGTCAATTTGATTGAACTGGAAAACGCTAGGGCTGAGTTCTGCCAATCAATATTGGACGTGAACTCTATCAAAGTCCGTTACTAAATCATGAACAACAATAAGAAAAATCATGAGCAGAAAAATCGAAATCATTGGTATCTTGGGCTTCAAGGGAAGCGGTAAGGATACCGCAGCCCAAGCCCTAATCCGCGAACAGGGCTTTGAGAAGTTTGCATTTGCGGATGCACTGAAAGATACTCTGGCGGCAATGTTTTGCTGGGATCGGAAGGCGCTTGAGGGGACTACTCCCGAAAGCCGAGCATGGCGTGAAACAGTAGACACCTGGTGGGCCAAACGTCTGAATATCCCGCATTTCACCCCCAGGTTCGCGATGACTCATGTGGGTACTGAGGTGCTTCGTAAGCATTTCCATGATGACATGTGGCTGGCGAATATCGAACGTCGCATTGATCTCAGCAATAGCGACAAGGTGATCATCACTGATTGCCGCTTCCCCAACGAAGCGGGTATGATTCGTCGAATGGGTGGTAAGTTCATTCGCATATTCAAGGGACCGGTGCCCAGTTTCTGGTCTCAGACTGGTGAATCAGCCAACCACCAAAAGCATCGGTACGAAGAGACAAGAGCGTATATGGCCACACACTATCCAGATGTTCACGAAAGCGAATGGGGTTGGAACCATATAACCGTTGATTGTGACATTCTGAACAACTACGGCATTGGGGAACTGCAATCTACCATGCTACAAGCCTACAAGGGACTGTATGTTCAGTCTTGATGAAAATGCGAACCTCTGCCTGAGTGGTGGAGCAGAGGGTGCTGATCTTCAATGGGGGATGTGTGCTGGATTGTTGGGACATCAAGTAATTCATTGGAGCTTTGAGGGTCACAACACTAGGGCGCCAACCAATGAAGTGGTTCGGTTAACTGATGAACAGTTGGCCGAATCCACTGACTTGATTAAGTTGGCTAGTGTTCCTCTCAAAAAGCATCCACCCAAACAGTTATTCGTCAAGCGACTCATCCAACGCAACTATTTTCAGGTTGCTTGGAGTGAATCTGTCTATGCAGTTGCCACTATTAAGGACGGTGTCGTTCAAGGTGGTACTGCATGGGCAGTTTACATGTTCCTGAACCGAACTGATATACAGAGACCACCAGTATACGTCTACGATCAAACCAGAGCCTCGTGGTTCACTTTCGATCATGACAAGCAGGACTGGGAAGCGATTGTGTCTCCACCGCAACCAAGGGGTATTTGGGCGGGTATTGGGACTAGGGAATTGGACCAGAATGGTAAACAAGCCATCAGGGATTTGATGGACTTCGTAAAGCCACAGATGCCCTAGAAGCACTGATTTCTCAGAGTCAGCATAAATACTCCAACATAGCATTGTTTGGAGGATACCCAATATGGCAAATCTAGTGAGTCCAGGCGTACAAGTTACCGTCATTGATGAGAGCTTTTACGCATCGTCTGGACCTGGCACAGTTCCTCTGATTGTGATTGCCACCCGCAGCAACAAGCCTTCGCCTACTGGCACTGGCATTGCTCCTGGTACAGTTCAAAGCGAAGTAAACAAACCATTCATCGCAACAAGTCAGCGTGAGCTGATTCAAACGT